ATGAAGTTCACTCCTGCAGATGGGAACCGGTAGATTGAAGTGGATTTACTACTACAGCACCGAAGTTGGGATGGTGCAGCAATTAGTTTTTGAAGATCCGCTGACAGAAGAGGAGCTTATCGTGAATGGCTACAAGTATCTGAAAAGCGAAAAAGTCGATCGGGATCCGTGGGAAGAATGAGGAAGAATGAGGAACTTTTGTAAAATGTTGAAAATACTTTTTGTGGCAGTAGCTGCAATCGGAGTATGGCAGGGTATTGAAAGCGGAGATTTTTACCGGGTTATGCTTAATAGTTTGATTGGCTGCTATTGGTTAGTGCAGATATAGGAGGTAGAGGGATGAAAATTTATATCGTAATTGACAATTATAGCGAGGATGCTAAGTCATCGCCGTACATCGTAGGAGCATTTGATTCAGAGGACAAGGCAAAAGAAGCGATGGCAAGTTATATCGAACAGTTTGCAGGTACTGATGATTATTCTGACGCTAAGGCCGATACCTATATACAATCGGCTGTTATTAACGAGATTAGGTAGGAGGAACCAACATGTTAATCGTAACAAATGTATTGATCGGGATTGTGATTGTCGTCCTGTTTCTTATCCTGGATCGTTTAGGCGACATCTTTTACACACAGAACGAGGAGCACACCATGACCGTTACCGCTATGACAAAAGAAGATTTAAAGACACTGCTGGGAGACATCGACGAAGAGGAGTGACAGCATGGATACAGAATTATTCATTTACGAATCGCTCTCTGGCATGTTCCCATCGGACATCGTGACCGGACACTTCGCGAACAGCGTATACGTGATCGGTATGATGCGAGAGGCCGAGCCACGAGAGATAGACAAGTTTCACCTGGTGGATAAAGGCATCATGGAGTATCAGGCATTTTTGGATAAATACTAATTCAGAAAGGGTGATTGCATGAGAAAGTGCACGAAGAATTACGTAGAAGGCACGCTGAGGCTTTATCCGAAATACGTGGAGATGATCAAGGAAAAAGAGGCATCCCTGCTGAATCCGGATGAATTTTACATAGATCAAAATACAGGTGGTGGGAGCGCTGGTTTCATCAGCCAGCCAACGGAACAAAAGGCCATGATCCTCATGGATGACGATGAGCTGACCGCCATCAAGCATCACAAAAAAGCCATTGAAAGCATCCTGCGCAAATCGGATTTCATCACAGTTGGCATTATCGAGGCCCACTACTTCGGTGACGAGGACATTGAGACCATCGCAAATGACCTGGGAACGACGCCACATATCTGCAGCGGTTTGAAGACCAAATTTATAGGAGAATTAGCGACAAAATTCGGGCTTATTAAGTAGAAGAAAAAAATTGACGAACCGCGCTTGTCAAGGTATAATTGTGTTAAATTGGAACGCTTGTAATTAAAGGGGTGCTGACATAGTGTCGGTGCTCCTTTTTTTATGCAGAAAAGGAGGTGAACTCATTGGCGAGTGGCAAATATCATGATTGGCTGACTGAAGAAGGATTGCTGAAAATTGAAGGCTGGGCTCGTGATGGGCTTACCGACGAGCAGATAGCAAAAAACATAGGAATTGGGTACTCAACTTTGCAAGCTTGGAAGTCTAAATATCGAGACATTCAAGATACCTTAAAACGAGGCAAGGAAGTCGTCGACCGGGAAGTCGAGAACGCCTTATTGAAGCGGGCCCTGGGCTACACTTATAACGAAGTGACGCAGGAGGCTGATGAACTTGGCGACTTGTCGGTGACGAAGGTAGTCACGAAGCAGGTGAGCCCCGATGTCACGGCTCAAATATTCTGGCTGAAGAACCGCAAGCCGAAAGAGTGGCGTGATCGTAAAGAGACGGAACTCAGCGGAAACATCGGCGTCAATAACCCGTTTGAAGGTCTAACAACGGAAGAATTGAGAAAAATAGCAAGAAGTGAGAAGACATGAATATACAACTAGGGGCGCGCGTGGAGCTCGCAAGGCGTGAATTCTTTGAATACTGCCATCTGAAGGCGCCTGATTTTTATAAGCACGACCGGAAATTTTTAGTTTCCCTGGCAAACGACCTGCAAGACTTCCTCGAAGACGATGAACATGACGTGCTTGTGGTGAACGAGCCTCCACGGCATGGCAAGAGCCGTACAGCCGGTAATTTCGTCGAGTGGGTACTTGGTAAGGACCCGAAGAAAAAGATCATGCTGGGCTCATACAACGAGACGCTATCGACACGTTTCTCCAAGAGCGTGCGTAACACGATTCAAGAAGTGAAGGCTTCCGAGGATATTGCCGTTTATAGCGACATCTTTCCGAAAACGAAAATTAAGTACGGTGATGCCGCGATGAACCTTTGGAGCCTGGAAGGAACAGACACCAGCTACCTGGCGACGTCTCCAACAGGTACGGCTACCGGGTTCGGTGCTGACATCCTGCTGATCGATGACGTCATCAAGAATGCGCCTGAAGCAAACAACGCAAACGTGTTGGAAGGGCATTGGTCCTGGTTTACGGATACGATGCTCTCACGGCTTGAAACGGGCGGTAAAATCATCATCATCATGACCAGGTGGCACAGTGAGGACTTGGCAGGTAAGGCCATCAGGGAACTACCGGACCTGGGCTATAGTGTGAAACACATCAACATGAAGGCGCTGCAGGACGACGGCACCATGCTATGTGAGGACATCCTAAGCCGATCGGACTACGAACGCAAAACCAAAGTAATGGGATCTGACATCGCATCTGCCAACTACCAACAAGAGCCAATCGACATCAAGGGTCGCTTATACACGACACTCAAAACGTATGACAGCCACCAGGAATACATGTATATCGGATCGTACACCGATACGGCGGATGAGGGGAGCGATTACCTGGCAACCTACATTTACGGCGTTACCTTTACGGGCGAGGTACACATCCTGGATATCATTTACACCAAAGACGCGATGGAATTCACGGAACCGCTGCTTGCTAAGAAGTTGTTTGAAAAGCAAGTGAACACCGCTTGGATCGAATCGAACAACGGCGGCCGTGGGTTTGGACGAAGCGTCGAACGGATACTCAAACAGGAATACAAAACGAATAAGGCAGTAATCAGAATGTTCCATCAATCCAAGAACAAGAAGGCGAGGATCCTATCGCAGTCTACTTGGGTTATGGAGCATATTTATTTTCCCCAGGGTTGGCGCAACATGTGGCCGGACCTGCATCGGGATTTAACGAAGTACCAAAGAGAAGGCAAGAACGCACACGATGACTGTGCTGATGCCTTGACGGGTGTGGCTGAGCAAGTCCAGAACGGACAGTCCACAACGAACCCAAGCGCTCAATACGACATGCTGAAAACGGCTTTCGGGACAAGGAGATGATGAAGAGTGGATACAATCAAAACGGTAGACAGCGTGCTGGATCAGTCGAAACTTCGGTTTTCGCTTACCGCACGTACGCCTTACCAGTTCGATAACGTCGAGGATCTAATCGACAACAAAGACGACTGCCTCCTGAAGTTCCTGAAGGACTTCGAAGAGAACAAGGCACCGCGGATCGTTGAGCTATGGAGCTACTACGAGGGCAACAACGCACGGATCAGCAGAGGCGACCGCCGACTGTCGGAGGATATGTCAGACGTGCGGGCCCGACATAATTTCGGACGTTACGTGGCACGGTTCATCCAGGGCTACTTGACTGGTGTGCCGATCACATTCAATTACGATGATGGCAAAGAAGAAAGCCCCATCGATAGCAAGCTGAGGGAAGTCAATCTGCTGAACTCAGAAGAGTCGCACGACTCGACAATAGTCCTGCACCTGGCGATTGCCGGTGTTGCCTACGAACTGCTTTACCGCAACAAAGAAGACGAGGTGCGCTTCGTTTCACTGGATCCGGCGAAGACGTTCCTAATCAAGGACATGACAGTGGCGAGGAACCCACTTGCGGCTGTGCGCTTCTATGATATTCCGTTTTCGGAAACCAAAAAGCGCGTCGTCATCCTGTACACGAAAGACAAGATCATTACCTACAGAGTAGAAAAGGATGTCTGGACACAAGATACGGTAGAAGACCACGTATTCGGCGATGTGCCGATCATCGAACATGTGAACAATGAGACGTACCAGGGCGACTTTGAAACCGAACTGGACCTGATTGACCTGTACGATGCAGCGCAGTCCGATACAGCCAATTACATGGCTGATTTGAACGATGCCATTCTGCTGATCACTGGGCGGATGGATACCGGAGATGCAGACGAGACGCCTGAGAAACGTTTGGAGTACATGCGGGCAATGCGCAGGGCACGTTTGCTGCAGCTGATTCCTTCGGTTACCGCAGACGGCAAAGAGGGCAATGTCGATGGCAAGTACATCTACAAGCAATACGACGTTTCCGGCAGTGAGTCCTACAAGGATCGCATCAAAGGAGACATTCACACGTTCACCAATACGCCGAATCTGGACGACGAGAACTTCTCCGGAACGCAATCGGGTGAAGCTGCCAAGTACAAGCTGTTCGGTCTGGACCAGGTGCGAGCCATCAAGGAGCGCTTCCTGACCAAGTCGTTGCGCAAGCGGTATTTGCTGATCGCCAACATTCTGAAATTCACAAACGAATTGACTGAGGATTTCAAGCCGGAGAAGCTGAATATCTTATTCACTCCGAACTTACCGCGTAACGTGCAGGAAGAAATCGATAATGCGAAGAACCTGGAAGGTGTCGTCTCCAAAGAAACGCAATTGAGCGTACTCTCCATCGTGAAGAATCCGAAAGAGGAAATCGCGAAGATGGACCAAGAGAACGCGGCGGATCCTATCTACGATTTCGAGCAAGCGACAGCCACTACCGATACAGAAGGTGAATAACCATGAATGAATACAAAACACTTAGAGAATCGGTCGAAGAATTGCAAGAAGCCTGGGGTGAATTGCTCATGGCTATCGGCGAATCATTACACATTTTCCGATTCATCAACTGGGCATCTAAGAAATTAGGTGAATAACAATGGCAGAAGACTACTGGATCACGCGAGAAAAGGAACATATCGAACAGGCCATCAAGGACGACAAGGTGCTGCTGAGGAAAATCAGCGACACCTACGATCGAGCGGCAAATGAAATAACGAAGGAAATCGATGCTTTTTACTCGAATTACGCAACAAAAGAAGGCATATCGATGTCTGATGCGGTAAAACGTGTTAAAGCATCGGATACAGAAGCCTTTGCACTGAAGGCGAAAGAGCTGGTCAAGGCGAAAGATTTCAGCGATGAGGCAAACGATAAGTTAAGGCTCTACAATCTGACGATGAAGGTCAACCGTCTGGAAATGCTGAAAGCAAACATCGGCCTGGAACTGACTTCCATGAGTAATGATGAATTGTTTTCGATGCGAACGGCATTGGAACAGCAGGTATATGACGAACTGGAACGACAGGCCGGTATCCTGGGACAGAGCATCATCAAAAACACGAAGCTTGTGGAAACGATCGTGAATGCATCTTTTCAGAACGCTACTTTTTCGGAGCGTATTTGGAGCAATCATGATGCCTTAAAGTCAGAACTGGACAAACTGCTCTCTCGCGGCATGATTCAGGGGAAGAACCCACGAGTCCTGGCTAAAGAGATTAAAAAAACGCTTGGTTCCAGTAAGTATGATGCAGAACGGTTGATGATAACGGAACTAGCCCGAACGCAGACAGCGGCTCAGGAAGCGGCGTTTGATGAGTACGGATATGACGAGGTTGAGTGGATAGCAGAGCCTGATGCCTGCGAGGTATGCAAGCCCCGGGACAGCAAGATTTACAAGGTGAAGGATATCGGAACGAAAATCATGATACCTGCGCATCCGTTTTGCCGCTGCTCATTCGCAGCGTACATGAGCCGAGAGGAACGTGATGGGCTGGAAGAAAGAGGGTTATAACATGCTTAATTTCATTTTATGGACACTAACAGGCTGCTTTTGTGCCTTGCTTGTAGCATTTACGTTTTGGGCTGTCATGCAAATAGTGGATAAGTAGCAAAGGAGGTGAGGCTCTTTGATGATGATACACCAAGTGACGCATGTCCCAAGTGGTACACATTAGAGAGGAGTTGATCAAATCTATCTCCTACCGTCCAGGTGCGGGCGGCGATCGTAAACTTTGAAGAGGTGATAACTTGGAAGTAAAAACAGTAAACGTGTTGGGAACGGACTATGAATTGATTCTAGCAAGCGAAAAAGAGATGCCCGACTTATTCGACGGCATAGATGGCGAGTGTGACGAATCTACCAAACAGTTGCACGTTAATAACTATGAAAATTTTAAGGACGAAGAGCGAGCGTTCGGGAACGGTCCAGTGCTAGTGAAAAAGAACATTCGGCATGAGTTGATTCACGCTTTCTTGTGTGAGTCTGGACTGGGTGAAAATTCAGATTGGGCACAAAACGAAGAAATGGTTGACTGGTTCGCCCGTCAATTTTTGAAGATGCAAAAGGCTTTTGAAGAAGTGGACGCAATCTAACAAAGAGGTGAGATCGTGAAGAACATTAAGTTTCTCTATTCGGTAAGAGAATACGTTAAGCCGAGTGAATATCTGCGATTCCTAACAAGCGTATCGTTCCGCGGAATTGTAACCGGCAGAATGTGTGCAGAAGGCCTTAGAAGAGGCTTGGAGCAACGTTAAGGAGGCGATAGCGTGGACTTTATCGAAGCCAAGCGCAAAAAAGAGCGTGGCATGACAAACGAAGAATTTCATGAAGGCATCAAGCCGTATATAGCCAATTCGGAAACAGCGGTCAGTATTACACTAAGTAAAGAAGGTATCATCGAGACCTGGTACACAAGCGATTCGGCTCTGCAGGTGCTCGGTATGTTGGACGTGGCGTGTAATCAAATTCTCGAAGACATGAACAGGAGGTAGCGCAGTATGCCAACACCTTACAAATGCACAGCACACATAAAGGGTAACCAGTTTTATAAAGCCATGGCGTTTGCGGCGGCATCCATTAAATCAAAAAAACTGACCTTATACTTTGCAACGAAGTGGGCCAGGAGCATGAAATACAAAATAGATGACGGGCCTTGGAATTACGTGGACCGGGAAGCGGTATTTGAATGGAAATAGGAGCTTGGGGTGAGCACATGGGAGAGAAACGGACAGTAAGTGATGTAGTCGAATGGATCCTGCACAACATGGACAAGATCGAGGACATGGTGGTTGTTACCGCTAATAAACGTGACGAAAGCAACGAGTTCAACACGACGGTCGAATCCACGAATATGGACTTTTACAAACAGCTAGGCCTGTTGGAACATGCGAAAGAAACCATGATGTACGGTGAAGACATCGGGGAAGAAATTTAATAATTGACTCATGGCCGTGATTATTCTCGGCCTTTTACTTTGGCTTTTCCGTCCTGTCGCATGACACTAAACTAGGCAAAAAAACAACACTGTATGGGCTTATCGAAAACAGATGGATATTTACTCATTGAACGCACTGAACTGGCTGTAATGGACAGGACGGGGCGCTATTTGCGTATCTGGACGAAGTGAGTAGTCGGACTGTATGGGGTCAGGAGAAATAATCATGCCAAGAAAAACAATGCCTTTTTATAAAAGCGAGTATCTATTGAAAATGTACGAAGCCGACACAGGTGCAAACGGTGGCGGTGCAGCAGGATCTGCTGGTGAAGGCGGAACGGATGCAGGCACAGATGCGGGAAAGGATGAAACGGATGCAGGTAGTGCGGACAATGGTCCTGCTATACCTAAGACGCAAGCCGAACTTGATGCTTATGCCAATAAGGTAATTGCCTCCCATGACAAGAAACGTGAAGCCGCCATTTTGAAACAAATCGAGGATGCCAAAGCGGCAGGTGCTGCCTACGCTAAGTTATCAGACGAAGAGAAGAAGAATGCGGATCTTACTGCACGTGAACAAGCCCTGGCGGATCGTGAAGCACAAATCAGACTCGGCGAATTGAGTGTGGCTATCAAAGCGGATCTTGAGGAAAAGAAATTGCCAATCGGTTTAGCTGAATCTCTCATCGCAATTGGAGACGACGAAAAGATCAAAACGGCGGTCACTGAAATCAAGAAATCATTCGACGAAGCGGTGACGGCAGCGGTAAACGCCAAACTGAGACAAGACGATCCAAAAGATAGTGCTGGAAACAGCCTGTCCGGTGCCGTCAATGCTTATGCAAAAGCACGTAACGAAGAAGCAAACAAAAAAGTAAACGCCCCAAATCCATGGGGAATCTAACCAACTAGGAGGAATTAAACATGTACGTAAATCAAAAAACGACTTATACACAAGACAAAAACTTCTTGAAATCAGCTGACATCATCACAATCACCGCTACTGCTACAACTGCAATGGGGACTACTGTAGGCGCTCAAAAATTAGTGCTTGCGGGTACAGTCTTCCCTGCCAATGACGCTACTGCAAAAGGGATTGTGTATGAAACGGTCGATGTAACAAATGGTAACCAACCTGTCGCTATCATCGTAGATGGCCACATCATTGACGCTTACTTGCCAGCACCGGTTGACGCTCTTGCGAAACCAGTATTGACGCAAATCACATTGTATTAATCAAATTAGAGGAGGAATTTAATTATGCCGAAAGTATTAGACGTATTTAACCAAGCAACAGTATTGCAGTACATCAATGACCGCGAAATCGCACCAGGATTGGGGGAAACACTTTTCCCGTCCATCAAGATTGACACTTTGGAATTGGAATATGTGAAAGGTGCCAATGAAGCACCAATCGTAGCATCTGTTCACGCATTTGATTCTGAGGCTGAAATCGGCGACCGTGAAGGCTTCGAAGTCATCCGCCAAGAGTTGGCTCTGATCAAACGCAAAATCCAAATGAAAGAAAAACTGATCATCGCTTTGCAAAACCCACGCACACCTGCTGAATTGCAATCGACTGTTCAAAAAATCTACGATGACGTAGATGCAATGATCACTTCTGTTTTGACGAAAGTAGAACAGATGCGTTTCGAGGCATTGGCTACTGGTAAATTGGTATTCTCGGAAAATGGCTTCTCCGGAACCATCGACTACGGCGTTCCTGCTGACCACAAAACAACCTTGCTTACGACTGACTTGTGGTCCGATGCTTTGGCTACTCCATTGGAAGACCTGCAAACATGGTTCGACAAGATCGTAGCTGACACAGGGATTGCGCCTCAACGTATCCTGACTTCCGGCCGTGTTGCTTCTGCTTTACAGAAACACGCTTCTGTCCGTTCTGCTATCCACGGCGTGAACAGCGACCGCGTTGTTTCCCGCACACAGTTGAACGACTTCTTGGTAGAGCAAGGCTTGCCTACTATCGCAACAGAAGATCGCGTATACCGCGTAAAAGGCTCGAATGGTGCCTACACTACGAAACGTTACTTCCCAGACAATGTGCTGGTATTGATGCCAGGCGGCGTATTGGGTAACGCAGTATATGGCCCGACTGCTGAAGAAATCCAATTGTCCAGCGATCCATCCGTTGACATCTCCAAAGTCGGCAACGTGGTAGCTACTGTCTACAACACAAACGATCCTGTTGCTCACTGGACCAAAGCTGTTGCGACTGCCTTGCCTAGCTTCCCGACTGCGAACCAAGTCTTCTTGGCTACTGTCTTGGCTGCCAGCGTTTAAGAAAGGACTGACACCTGATGCCGGAATATAAAGCAATAGCATACTTCGGCGATAGCGCAGACCGGGGGCATTCTTACGGGGTGGGAGAAACCTATCCTCGTAAGAAATTCAGCCCTTCACCTGAGCGGGTCGCTTTTCTTCTTGACGGTGGTTACATCACAGAAGAATCAGAAGAAATGGAAGTTGAATCGGTAGAAATTGCCGAAGAAATGGAAGTCGAATCTGAGGACTTATCGGATAAAACAGCAGCTGAATTGAAGGCTATCTTGAAAGAGAAGGGCCTTGACGTTCCTGCGAGAGCCAACAAATCGGAACTCATTAAATTGATTGCTGAGGCCTAAAGGGGGTTTCCACCATGGCTGATATTGACAGCGCCGTAGTCCTGGGCAAGTTGAAACGAAAGTTGAGTTTTTCGGTAGTAGACCAAGAAAAGGACGAACTGTTGTTGGATTTGATTGGGGACACAATGGATCACTTCAGACTGATAGCGGAATCGTTATCAGGGACGTATCCGGAGGCAATTCCCATTAAATTTGAATTCATCATCAAGGAAGTGGCGGAAAAACGTTTCAACCGCATCGGTTCGGAGGGCATGACGTCTGAGTCAATCGATGGACATAGCGTGAGCTACGAGGAACAGAAGTACGATTTCGACCCGTACCTGGCTAATATCGAACGAACGTATGACGTAACGAAATCCCGGGATGGGAGGATGTATTTCATATGAGATATGACAGAAAAGTATGGTTCGTGAATGAAAAAGAATCGGTATACGACGAAACGACGGGTGATTACACGGATCCAGTCGTTGAACGTATCTTCCGTTTGGCTAACATCACCACTACTGGCGAAAATTCGATGAACATGCTTTATGGAAAGATTCGGGAAGGTGCCTATACCGTCCGGATTCAAAACGGCTTAGAAGCTCCGTATCAGCACATTGAAATCGATAGTATCGGGAACAAATATCTGATTGACAGCAAAAAGCAGTTACGAAACGACTTGGTGCTGAAGGTGAGTGAGAGCCAATGAGTAAAGAGTTAAAAGGCGCAGATGAACTCATGAAGCATATCCAGAAGAGCATACAGT